TTCATTCCGTTCATCTCTAGTAAATCGTCACGTATCACTTGGTTTCGTTTTTCGATATTAATAATTCTAACAAAACTGTTTGTCACAGCAGCAGTAAAATATGCAAATGGATTGTTAGATTTACTTTCATCAAATTGCAATCCTATCTGAGTTAATTGTAAAATTGCTTGTCCCCGCATTTCGTCATTGTAAGTGTATCCACGAACATTACCTCTGGTTGCGTAACGTTCGCATAATTTAATGTACATTTTTGCCAAAGTATTTGTAATTTGGCCATGATCTTTTGAAAATTTTCCTTTTTCAACAGTGCCTTTCCAATGACTTTTTCCAACACATACAAGTATATCATTTTCGTCAAATTTCCAATGTTGGAAAGGAGGAAAATTTACTTTATCACGACCGTCGGCTGTAGTTTTAGGATTCTTTTTTCTAGTAGAATTGAGAGGAATATGATCAAAAGTCATAATCCTAAATACAAGATCTTGCTTGGCAATTTTCTTGTAGTCAACTTCGCATTCAGCCTGTTTTACTTTTTCTCCAGCAGCGCGACGTCGTTCATATTCTTTAACAGACAGCCGTTTAGCATGATTTCTTTTGGCTTCTGCTACAGTTCTTATGTTAATTTTATCAACATGTGGTAAAATGATATCATATTGATGATATTCTGGTTTGATAAACGAGCAATATGTATTTTTTGATTTGTGAATTTCGTCTAATAAATCTTTGTTATTAAGATAATTTACTTTCATTATTGATTCCTTGTTGTAAAATTATAAACTATGCAGTTAATTTTGTCAACTAAATAATGGATATAGGAGTCCAAAATGAGTTTATTTGATAAAGGTTCGGGTGTTAATACAGGAGCCTTCACTAGTTCTTTGGCAAGTGCTGGAAAACAAGTGCTAGGAACCGCTGGCAGATTAGCAGGTGCATTAAGTAATTTATCTAACCCGTCGATGGCCTTGTCACAATTAAGAAGTATAAATTTACCTGTGAATGGAAATACGTCATTCGCAAGTTCTAGTGCTGGTGCCCAATGGTCAGGCGAAGAATCGTCAAGAGATTGGAGAGTGAGATTAAGTTTGCCTACTGATCCAACTTTTTTAAGTAGTCCAGTATTACAGCCATTAAAAGCTGCTGGTGGAATGGTATTTCCTTATACTCCTCAAATAGCTATTTCCGGAACAGCGTCATACGATGAACAACAATTGACTCATCAAAATTATAGTTCAATAAGTTATCAAAATAGTAAACAAGACTCGATTCAAATTACGGCACCATTTTATGCAGAAGATTCAGTACAAGCACAGTATTGGTTAGCTGCTGTGCATTATTTTAGAAGCATAACAAAAATGTATACCGGTGATGTAGGAGAAATAGCAGGAAATCCACCTCCAATAGTATTATTCAACGGATATGGAGATTATGTTTTTAAAAATATACCTGTAGTGGTAAAATCTTTTTCAATTGATCTTCCTACGGATGTAAATTACATTGCTACAACAGTAGGAGTTTCTAATTCTCAACCATCTACAACAGGCAGTGTATTAGCTAGTCCAGTTCCTGTGACTCAAAGCTTTGCTCAACGAACTGCACAATTTGCAGGACTTGCAGGAGCTTTAGGTGCAGCACAACTTTCACAAGTTTTAGCAGTTGGTGCCGTTGCATCTTCGGCAATATCGGCTTTAAAGAATGCTAGTAATAGTAATCCTGCTAGTACACCGACTCCTACTAATTTAGGAACATTCGGAGGAGCAAGCCATGTTCCAGTAAAAAGTAGCTTTACAATCGTTTTAACACCAATATACAGTAGACAAAGCATGAGAAAATTTAATTTAAACACATTCATCAATGGTGGATATGTTGATAACAATGTAGGATATCTATAATATGGCAACTTATAAAGGAAATAGTCCTTGGGCTGATACTCCAATAGAAAACAATTATCTAAGTACTCTAAGAATACGGCCTGTTAGTGCAGAAGCAGATGATTTTCTGTATACCATAGAACCTCAATATACATATAGACCAGATTTGTTAGCATATGATTTGTATAAAGATTCAAAACTATGGTGGGTGTTTATTCAAAGAAATATGGATGTATTAACAGATCCTATATACGATTTTATTCCAGGTACAAAGATTTATATTCCAAAAGGCGACAGTTTAAAACAAATCTTAGGGTTATAATTTAAATGAATATTTTCGAAGAAAATTTAAGAGCAGCAAAAAGCCTATCTGAAAATCCAAATTCTATTATTAATAATAGTTCAGTAGTTGCCGGATCTAACACTACTGCTAATTTAGAAAATCAAAAAAGAAGTATAATTTCAAATTCAGTTAATAAGCCGCCCCCTTCAACTACACCAGTCGTTGATTCCAAACCAACTGAAAAGCCTCCGTATCCTAATGTGTTAAGTCAATATACTTCTTACAACTATGCATTTACTCTAAGCGTATTATCAAGAGATCAAATTAATACCTCCAGTTATAAAAGAGGAGACTTTGGTCCTCTTATATTAAGATCAGCAAGCGGCGCACCTGATAAAGATTTAGTTGGAACTCAATACGGGCAGTATGAGTTTTATATGGACAATCTTAAAATTGACAGTATTATCGGGCTGGATAAAATGTCAGGAAATACAAATGCAAATAAGATAAGTTTTGAAGTATACGAGCCTTATAGCATGGGCTTATTTTTTCAAACTCTACAAGTTGCTGCAAAAACATCAGGATATGAAAATTATTTAGATGTTCCTATTTTATTAACTATTGAATTTAAAGGACACATTTTTGACAATGACCGTCAAGATACGAATGTTACTATTCCAAATACTAAAAAGTATATTCCGTTAAAATTAAGAACAGCTCAAATGAAAGTTAATGGAAAAGGCACATCATATTCAATTGATGCGTATCCTTGGAATGAAGGAGCATATAGCTCTCAGTATAATATATCAAAAACAGATATCACAATTAAATGTGATAAAGGAAATTACACATTGCAGAATTTATTGCAGACCGGTGAACAAAGTTTGCAAGCAGTGCTGAATAATTATTTTAAAGAACGTGTAAAAGAAGATCAAACAAAAGTAGCAGATGAAATAGCAATAATTTTTCCAGCAGAGTTAGCGGCACAAAAAGTTAACTCGCCTGATGAGAAATCAGACCAGTCAGCTACTAAGTCATCTACTATTAAAAGTGGAGATTCATCAGTTTTTAAAGCATTAGGAGTAATAAGAGGAACAGGAAGTAATAATAGCCTTATTCAAGATACTAGTAACGGAGCAGCAGCAGTTAATAAGATTGGACAATCATTATTAGCATTTAATGAACTTTATAAAGGTGATACCCCCTTTCCAAAAGATAATGTTGTGTATGATGAAAAAACTGGAATCTATAAACGAGGTGACATAACAATAGATGTAAAAAATAGTGATTTTAAATTTAATCAAGGTTCAACAGTAGTTGACATGATTAATCAAGTTATTATGACTAGCGATTATGCTAGAAATGCATTAACAGAAAGTCAAAAGAATCCTCAAGGTCAAATTAGTTGGTGGAAAGTAGAAACGCAGTTATATATGTTGCAAGCTGCCGAAGGAACAACTACAGGTCAAATTCCAAAATTAGCTGTTTTTAGAGTAGTGCCTTATCTAGTCGATAGTCAATACATTATTCCTCCTAATACTAAGAAACCAGGAATTAACAATCTTAAAAGAGAAAGTTTAAAAGAATACAATTACATCTATACAGGAAAGAACACAGAAATACTAGATTGGAATATAGATTTTAGAGCAGGATTTTATTTGTCTTTAAATGCAGATAATACTAAAAATACAGCGAAATCAGAATTAGCAGCATCGACTAGTCCAGGAGCTAATCAAAATGATTTAGAAGCACAGAAAAAAAGTATAATTTCAAAATCTGTTGCAGGAGCTTCACCTAGTACACAAGAAACTCCTATGTCAGTAAAAAATGATAAGATAGAAACTCGAAGTTCTGGCCAAGGAGGAACGTCAGTACCAGACGAAAAAACTGTAGCTGCAAAATTATTTCAAGATATTTTGCTTAACGGTAATGATATGATTAAGTTAGATCTTTCGATTTTAGGAGATCCGTATTATATTGGAGATAGCGGAATGGGTAATTATAATGCAGCTCCAAGCCCATATCAAAACTTAAATTCTGACGGACAAATGAACTATCAAAATGGACAAGTCGTTGTTACAGTTAATTTTAGAACACCTATTGATGTTAATTTAGAAACCGGTTTTTATAATTTTGGTTCAGATACAAAACCAGTATTACAGTTTAGCGGACTTTATCTTATACAGCGTGTAACTCACGAGTTTTCAAGAGGAAAATTTAAACAAAATTTAAACGGATTTAGAATTAAAGGTCAAGATAATCCAGCAGCTCCAGAAGCAGAATTTGTGCTGAATCCAGAGACAACAACAGATGCCGCAGCATTTAATAAACAAACAAACACAAATATTCTTGCAGCGATTACATCCGGTAACAATACTAACACAAAATCTCCTTCAGTACAGACACCAGGGCAGTCTAATCAAGGAGTAGCAAAAGTTCTCGAAACACAGCCGTTTTCAATCGGAACTATTTAAAATAAAAGGTTATTATGTATAAACAAGAAAATAATAATGAGGAATATAGACCCAGTATTAACAGTAATCCTGTTAATCCAGGACCTTTTATTGCAAAAGTTATTAGTAACGTAGATCCTACTTATATGGGATCTTTACAAGTTCAGATTTTAAGAGAAGTAGGAAATGATCCTGCTGTTGCCGGTCAAACGAGAACTGTAAAATATCTAAATCCTTATTACGGAGTAACAGATTCAGATTATGTTACACAATCGCCTGAAGATTTTAATAACACACAGAAGAGTCATGGAATGTGGTTTGTTCCTCCTGAACCAGGCACATTGGTAGTAGTTATTTTTATTGGCGGCAGTGCAAGTAATGGCTTTTGGTTAGGATGTGTTCAGTCAGAAAATTCAAATTTTATGACTCCAGGAGTAGCCGCTACAAAATTTAAAATTTCAGGACAAGCAGATCGAGTGCCGGTGGCAGAATATAATAAAGTTGCAAGAATAACAACTCAAGATCCTACAAAAATTCCTAAACCAGAGCACCCTCTTGCTAAAATTTTAAACGATCAAGGGTTACTAAGAGATGATATTAGAGGTATAACCACAAGTTCTGCTAGAAGAGAAACTCCTAGTAATGTAGTAGGTATTAGTACACCAGGGCCTCTTGATAAAAGACCAAGTGCTAAAAGAGGAAAAATAGGAAAAACAGAACACAAAATTAATAATTTTCCTGTTAGTAGATTAGGTGGAAGTACATTCGTAATGGATGACGGTGACGATAAATTTCTGCGCAAAACTGCACCTTCAGATGGCCCTCCTGTTTATACATCAGTAGAAAATAAACAAACAGGCGGTGATGTCACTAGACCTCACAATGAACTTATAAGATTAAGAACTCGAACAGGACATCAAATATTATTACACAATAGTGAAGATTTAATTTATATAGGTAATGCAAATGGCACAGCTTGGATAGAGTTAACCAGCGATGGAAAAATTGATATTTTTGCTCAAGATAGTATCAGTATACGAACTAAGCAAGATTTAAATTTTTATGCAGATCGAGATATTAATTTAGAAGCAGGTAGAAATTTTAATACAAAAGTTGCTGGAGAAATGCATACTCATGTGAATAAAGATCACATATTAATTGTTGATGAAAATCAAAAAATTCATATAAAGAAAAGTGTTGATAGCACAGTTATACAAAATGTTAAAAATAAAATAAATGGAGACTTTGATTTAAATATTGCTGGACATAACTATCAAACATCAGGAGAAGCTAATCACACTAGGGCTAAAACTATTGTAGAAACGGCTAGCAGAATTGATATGAATGGTCCTGCCGCAGCAACAGCAGCAACAGCAGAGTTACCTAAACAATTAAAAACTCATCAGTTGCCTCAAGATACTGGAATAAAGCTAGAATCAATTATGCGTAGAATTCCTACGCATGAGCCTTACCCTCAGCATGAAAATTTAGATCCTTTAAAATTCAAATCAGATAAAACTGATCGAGATTTAAGTGGAAGATATGAAGGGCAAACAACAGATTTACAAAATCCTCCCGAATATTGGAAAAAATATTCTACTGATACTGACACATTTGAAAAAATTAAAGGAACATCCGAATAAGGAATTTTATTATGACTGCTAACTCTAAATTATATGACAAAATTGTTATAAAAGGATCAAATCAAGATCAAAAAATTCCTGGATCCAGAACATACAAAGGGTTTAGCTCAGTGTCGCCTGATGCTAATAGTTTTTCTTTATATGATTTTTCTTTAATTAAGCAAGATATTTTAAATCATTTTAATATTAGACAGGGTGAAAAATTAGAAAATCCTGAATTTGGAACAATTATTTGGGACTTATTATTTGAACCAT